CGGGAACTGACGATCCACCCCTGACCGGATTTTACCCGATCATATTAGGATCGCCGTTGGTGTTGAATCACCGTAAAATCTTTTGTCCTGTCACCATACTCGCAAGTAGGTGACTAGGCTAGAGTACCCCCCTACGCACTTGGTTACCCAAATTACGCACTCACATCCTACGCAAAAAGCGATAAGAAAGGTGGCTATTTATGGGACCGCAAACCAGACCTAGCTTTCTTCCGAGGTAATCGTTTACTCACTAGACCCGTCTTGCCCCCCAGGGCCTTATCAACTACCGAACGCGCACTCTCCCAAGCCCGTAATCCATTGAATACGTACTTAGGATCGCGAGCTTCGGCCCTCGCAAACATGTCTACGCACGGGCGGTAAGAGGAAATCTCCTCCACCGCCTTAGCGTAGGCTACGTGTGAGTATGACTGTGAACAAGCGTGAAGTTATTGGAACTAACGTCGTATTTCCTCCAACCTCTCTATCAAAGCCTCCAATATAGGCTTCTCTACACACACAGGGCGGACCAGTGTCTCAGGGTTCTCCGAATACATAATAAACGGAGCAGGCTCTAGCTCAGCAATTCGGTCCCTTACCGGATTGAAGAGCAAGAGTAACCTCTCGACATCGGCCACATACTGTGTATGGAGGTGCTGGAGGAGGCGCGGTACCGCTTCCTGCGGTACGAAGTCAAGATGCTGAATTCGACGCATCCCGACCCACGCCTCCCAGTGCTTCACACCCATAGCAGCACCAGGTTGCAACAAGGCTACCACAACACGTCGGAATCTGACCGGCCACTGAGAGACTAACGAAGTTAGCCTACCAGTGGACTTAAAGCCAAACCCCAACGCCCTTAAGACCGATGCTGGCCGCAGCTTCACCGTCTGTGACGCACGATTGACCATCTCCACCATACCCGTAAGCGATCGGTTGAAAACCGAGTACTCACGGAATGAGAGAGGTGAGCAATCGTGGCCAAAAGCGGCAAACCGCTTCGCAAACTCGAAGCAACCCTTTGCTCCGGGTAGCGATTTAGCCATGGAGATATTGACTCCCAGCTGGCTCATCAGTCTCAGGTACTCTGCTGCTACGGCCCGATCAAAAATGACCAGGTCGTCGCCCAGAATGCCGTATTCCTCGAACCACCCTTTCTTATCAACACGGCTAGCCGCCCACTGCACAACCATATGGTGTGCTAGGGTAAAAGCCGCCCAAGAAGAAGAGGCCCCCATTGGCTGCCCAACTGCGTATTGCAGAGGGGCAAGCTCGCGGCATGCTTCAGCAGCTGCCCCTCCGTACGGGACGGTCAACAGGTCACTATAGTGGCCTGCAGCCTTACCCGGACGGACGGCTGGATAAGCGTAACCACGCTCAACCAAGAGCTTCCGCCAATTGACGGCCAACTCCTCCCCGAACATAACTTTTATTATAGACTCCTGAGCCCAAACCGGAAAACGGTCAGTGGCTGCGGAAAGATCGAATGAATAATACTTACGACCTGACGAAACACGAGACAGTAAATACTGAAACGTGTCGCCTTGGTCATGGGTACCGTCCAGACGAACACTACCTCGGTTAAGGGTCGCCAAAACTCTCATAAGAAAGCCATGGAGACCCCCCAACACTGACTGGCTCCAGAAGTCTAACATAGCAAACACCCGAACCTTACCTGGTTCCCTTTTGAAAGCCACACGCCCTAGTGACCCAAAACGGTCCCCACCCACAAAATTGGGCCAGTCCACAGTAAGAGGATCAGTCTTCGCTGCGATACGAACTACCGCCGGAACATCCGTCGAATTGGCAGCCGAACAAAATAAATTGAACGACTCCCAAAGGGGCGAATTAAACAAGGCAAGACCATCCTTCTCAATGTTGCACATTGCAACACTACCGTGGACTGAATTGGGACCGGACGTCATCAAAGGCTTATAGACAGCCCCAATATATGTCGAAGGCAAGCGATGAGGGCCTTGGTAAACACCAATGGCCTCTCTCGCCACTCGACTCCTTCTCCGAAGGAGGCGAGCTACCTCCGGCAGAAATTGGGCCCATCTATTTTCAACACTCTCACAACCGCCAAAAGGCTGAAGGATAGTGTCTATATTCACTCTTACTGGTACATCAATTACTCGATATAACATGAACAGCGTCAGCCACAATCGGGTGGGCCCAACGGCCCCACCCCGAATGTAGCGGCGATGCTCTGAGGGAATAACCCTTGGCAACCCAGACTTGGTAACGGACACAGCTACCCCGAACTCTCTACACCCCACCTTACGACCCGCAACAGCATTCTGAAGCAATACTGAGCAAGCTTTCAGGTAGATCGCCAAACCCTTTTTCCCTCTATGACGAACCATATGGACGCAGAAGCCGGAAAACCGGTAAACTGCTCCAGCGTAAGAATGTGACGTGTACCCTATGACTAGAAAGACGAGTCTATTGAGTCGTCCTAATAGCCACGGACGGGATTTTAATCCCGTCTGCCAAGCCTTTAGAGACCAAAGACTAGATAAATAGTGAACGGGCTTACGCCCTTTTAAATTAATGTTATTCATAATGTTAGTTTAATAGTTATTTATTTAGAATTCAGTCCCTAGAGACCCTTCGGTTTGCTCTAAGAAACAGAGCTAGCGCAGCACAGCAGTGCTTCGTTACAGGGGTGACA